GTCCGGGTCGCCAGCGATTACGCCCCAAGTATCGTCATCAATTGTCATTGTGAATGTGCCATCTACTGCTACAATGTTTGTGATTGGTAGACTGACTGGAGTGGGCTTGATAGTGTTTGCCTTCATTGACCCAGTTGCAGTTGTTAGTGCAAATGTTCCGCCACCTGAAGTTGCTGAGATTGTGAATGTAGTTGCTGTTGGAATAGTCTTTACGTAGTAAGTTGTATTGATTGCTACACCACCAAAGACAGTTCCTGTGAACTGAATGGGCTTACCAACATAAAGAAGCGCAACAGTGTCACAAGTGAATGTGTCATCAGTTGCTTCACTTGCTGTTACAACTGCTACCTGAGGAACTAATGGATAATCATTGATTTGAAAGTCAAGACCAGTACGACTGTCTCTAAAGTTAGTGATTGCTCTACGAATGATGGTTGCATCAATCGTTGCACCAGTCAAATCTAAGGGAGTTGACCCTGTGACCCAACCACCTGTGTAAGTTAGGTCGCTTGACCACGCAAAGTTCCAGAAATCTTTCTGGTCGTATACAAGTTCTTGTGCAATGATTTGTCCGTCAAAGCCCGCGACTTGGTTTAATGTATTTTGTGAAAATTTAGCCATTTGTTCCTCGCTGTCTCGCTAATGACTTCACCGTGCTACCTCGCAGTTGTGAAGTGTGTGTTGTATTTATGTTAACCTTATGTAAAAGATTGAAAGAGATATAAAGCCCCGGTGATAAGATTACCTGACCTTCTACTAGGATCACTAGCAACTATTCTTTTTCCATCTGTAGTCATTGATAAAGATGTTCCAAAAACACCAGAAATTGAAGTAGTTCCTTCCGGGTTCAATATCTCTTGAGTTTGTACATAGTTGTTGCCATCCTTAGTAAAAATATAAAGGGCACCCCTATTGACATTAGTTACAGTATTCTTTGCCGACGGATCACTTACTACAACAGTATTACCATTATTTGATATTACTACTTCGGATCCAAATGCGCTGGTAGTTAATGTATTTGAGGTCGGAGTTAAAATTGCTATTTCTGTCCAAACATTTGCAACATTAGCAAACACAAATGCTTTATCCACATTCCTTGCACCCACAGCCAAATAATTCCCATCAGCACTAATATTACAAGTTTGTCCAAAAGCATCATCACTAGAAGAAGTTGATGGGAATATTCTGGCTACCTGAGTATTACCGGTAAAAATAAACACAGTACCAGGAACACCTACAGTGCCTCCTGCTCCGGATGCTAGTGTATTGTTACTTGAATAACTTAATGAAATGCCGAATCCAGCACTCGGTATGTTACCGTCAGTTGGTGCTATACTAGTACCGAGTGACCAAATATTTCCACTCCTAGTGTATATGTCTACTAGATTTACACCTCTTGCTTGCTGAGCAAGTAAAGTAGCATCGCTATTAAAGGTTCTAGTTTGACGATAATCTGAATTGGCATGTGGACTTAAGATTGTAGTTTGAAGCGTAAAATCATAATTGGTATCAGCAGAGTAAATCACTAGATTTGCCTGATTTAATCCAGCACTAGTATTACCAGTCGCAGCAATATAGTTACCATCATTAGATATTTTGTTAAATGAACCGAATGATATGCCTAGAACATTACTTAATCCATTAAATGTTTGCTTTATACCGTTAAACTCTGTAGTATACAATCTGGCAAAATCACTACTATTATTATAATTACGACTAGTAACAGTAAGATTATATAGTCCCGATATATTGGGCGAAATGTCACTTATGTCGCTATAAAGTCCAAAAGCGGAACTATTATTTGCTATGGGGCCATATTGACTTGCTATCTGTGAATAAAATTGTTGACTACCATCGGCAGACTGCCAACCTCTATCACTTAATGAAGAATATGTTGAAGTAAATGACATTATACATACCTCGTTGCGCTTCCCAACACAGTATAAGTCGGTGTTGCTGCTGTCTTAACAGCAGTAAATGTATAAGATACTAATGAATTACTTGCGCCTAAAGGAACAGCACCATTTACCCAATTGATAGTTTGATTTGCTCCATCTATTTGTAATGTTGTAACTGTATAAACGCTAGCACCAGTCTTAATCAAAATTGTATTAGTAATACTCTGTCCAACAGAAACTAACGAGTTTGCTGTAATACTACTATTACCTCTGATATTAAGAATTGTATTAGCAGTAGCATTTGCTGTGCATAATACTACAGAACTTGATAACAAGTTTAGATTATAAGTATTAGGGGCAGTAGTTGTAATAGTTACTGCTTCTGAACCATATGGGAGATTTGCTATCGGTGTTGATACTACATTGCTTGCAGTCACATTACCTACAACATTTACTACATTTGAACTTTTATCAAAAGTAAATGCTGGACTACCACCAAAACTACCGGCATCATTAAACTGTACTTGGGTATTGCTTCCGCCTACTGTGCCGTTACCAGAGCCGCCGCCAGTAACCCAAAATAGATTACCAGTACCATCTGTTTGCATATACTGTCCATTAGTTCCACCAGTGATTTTGACATTGCTAATAACATTTAAGTTACTAACGCCGGTTACACGCAATGAGGTAAGATTGCCTACGCTAGTGATATTTGGCTGAGCAGCGATAGTTACATTACCTGCAAACGCTGCATAATTAGCATTTGCAATTGTGCCTGTGATATTTGCAGCATTTACACTATATGCAACATTTGCAATGTTAGCGATATTAGCATTACCAGAATTATCTGCATACAATGCATTACCAGCAAAGTTTGCGTAGTTGGCATTTGCAGTGTCACCCCAAGATAGATTGCCTGCACCGTCTGTTCTTAATGCATAATTGGGCGAGCCACCGCTGATAGTAATGTTGTTAGTGTCACCTAAACTTAGTTTAGTACCAGTCCAAAAGACACTAGGAATTCCTCCTAGTACACCGCCATTGTTGTATTGAACAGTTCCGTTATTTCCAGCAGCCTGTGCAAATCCACCAGCATACACTGATAGATTGATTGCTTCGGGCTGAACAGTTAGTGTTGGTTGCTCAATCGTAACCCCTAGATTAAATGGTTGAACAACAATATTTGCGGTAATGTCTGACATATTACTGATACCTTACGATGAATCCAAGTGGTTCCTTATTAATTTCGGCTAATGAAGCGTTTGCTTGACTTTGCTTGCTTATTTGTAATGTAACAATAACAAGCGTTGAGTTGGCGCCGCTGTTAGCAAGAGCAACATTTGGAGTTGGATTAGGGCTTCCTGAACCACCTGTTAAAGTAGCAGGGATGTAAAGATAACCTGTTCCAGCGGCAGCATTACTAAATGCAGCAATAAGATTTGATTGATAAGTGTTAGCCCCATTGCTTGGCTGAGGAGCGGTTAGTGTGATGTTACCCAATACGATTTCGTTTTCATTAGGATATGTTACATTATCAACGCTGTAGAACTTAGCAGAAGTTGCAAGTGCCCACGCATTTGGAACTAGTGCGTTAGCAGCATTTCCGTTAGCATATGCAAATGTTAAAGGTAAAGTATACGCTTCGCCGGTGTAAATCTCTAAGCACTGCATTTCAGTACCAGCGATTGTCATCGTTTTAGCGCCGTTTAGTAATAAACTCATGTGTTTGGTTCCTCTATATTGTATTTATGTTTTTATTAGTAGTACGGGATTTGGCCCTTACTTGATGCGATACTTCCTTTAACGATTGTTACATTAGTACCACTAACTATGTTTCTAAGAAATACAGCAGCACTAACAATGTTAACAACCGGAGCGCCAGACACATTGAAACTACGACCTATTACTTTAGGTTGATTAGCAACTAATTGAATAGTGTCAAACTCATCAGTACCGCATTCATAGTATCCGACATTGAAATCAAAGCCTCTGGTAAGTTGAACTGTAGTATTAGCATCAGATACCATATTAATACCCCAACTTGCATTATAAGTCATATTTGAAGGAATTGTTCCTAATGGAAAATCATCAAATAATATTTTATACCAGTTGTCTTCGCCATCATTGATAGTAAGAATACTTGCACCGACAGGATTCCAACTTGATGTACTACTTGCACCGTAGTAATTATTACCACTAGAACCGGGGCTTATGTTAGATGTACCTTGATACCAGGGATAATAGTTTGTTGCTGCTACTGTTGTACCGGGAACAATTACTGGTATGTTACGTGTGCTGGTACTCGTAACACTAACTGGCATAGTGATGTTGGCACCACCTGAAATACTAAAGTTATTACCACCAAATCCTTGACTTACTGATAGATTCTTATCTAGATTAGTTAATGTAATAGTATTGGCAGTTATATTATTGCCAGTAATGGTGTTTCCTTGAATCTCATTACCAGTGATACCACCAGTGTTAACAGTAATACACGCATTGCTTAACGCTATGAGTGGGGCAGGATTGACAATAAACTGTGTATTGCTTAATACGCTAGAAACTATTGTATTAGCAGCAACATTACCAGTACCTGATGTAATACTAATAATACCACCAGTTTGCAAGTTAACAATTGGATCAGTTGTTACGAGAGTACCCGTAGAGTTAGCATTACATGCCGACTGCGATATAGGAGAACTTACATTTGCCCCTGGCCAATTCACAGCAGTACTTGAGTTTGATTGTATACCGACTTGTCTATTTCTAGCAGTCGTTGACCAATAAATGTTGCCTGAAGTAGGAATATCGTTTACTGTAATACTGTACGCTTGATTATTGATTAACGGTGCACCATTGCTGTTATACACACTAGTATAGAAACTATGGTTGTTAACATTGCTATCAAAGCCATAGTTAAAGTCAAGATATTGAACAAGCCCCACATTTGATACATTACCACTAACATCAATAAAGTTAAGCGTGGTACTAACATTTACTGCTGCAATTGGAATATCTGGTACACTAATAATGTTTGGATCTTGTAGACCAGTATTGTCTGCTGGAATGAAGTCGGTTATATCAAGATCATCATCGTAGATAGTTGCATTGTATTCAAACGCAGTCAATCTTGCAAATAGATTACCCTCGGCATCTTTTTCTTCAACGACATTGCTGACACGAAACAGTTTATTAGTCCAGCCGTAAACTTCGTTAGTGACTTTGATTATATCACCTGCTTCTACCTGAATACCAGAGTAGTCAGTTTGCATGGTGATGATTAAGTCTTCACGGCCCTGTAAAATACGGCGAATAGCAATAAACTTAGCCTGAACATAGTTGTTTACTAAGTCATTCTTAAGTGTCAACTTGTTTAGTGGTTCGTTCTCACTTAATAGACTTGGGAAATCATCTTGCAATGCGATGAAGATGAAGTCTAACTGATCCTTAATGTTTGTGTTAGGATACTGATATTCTACCTGATTGAATGTCTGATTCAAATCAGTTGGATTGACTTGAATACCGCTAGTTAGATTGTTGTTTGTAACGCTATACAAATCATTAATCGTAATTGCGTCTGGCGTTTCATCATACGCTTTGTTAATTACAACTTTCCATTGACCAGTCAATTCAGTGTATTGCATCCAACTATCACACGCATCCACCATTTCTTGCAAGATAGCAAGGCAGTTTTTAGTTGTGTCAAGCGGGCCATTCAAGCGATAACGAACTTGTGTGGTAGTTGGGCCTCCCCCCATCGGAGTATAAACGATAGGCTTATCTGAATAAGTGTTTAATGCAGTTAAACTTGCTGTATTGATAGAACTTAATGGTACCCCACAACCATAACGATCATTGAGCAAGTAATCCTTAATACAATCGCCAGGCTTTGTTCTTGCGTTTGTAATCTTAGCAGTAACAGCACCTAATGCAGTTGTGCCAGCATCTTGATTGTACTTTACTTTGACAATAACAAACGCAGTGTTAGTCATTGCTGCTGATTGTCCACCAGCAGTATAAATGCCTTGATTCCATCTTTGGTCTACTGGAATACTTGCATCACTCATAATGTCAATTGCTGATAAGCCGCCGGTGTTTGTACCACTGAATGAACCATTAGGGAAAGTATAAACGAATAGATTACCATTAATCTTTGTATCAACTTCTGCTCCACCAGCAGTGTTTGTTGACAATGATGTAACTTGTGCACCACTTAATGCTGCTAACTTACCGTCATAGTAAATCTGGTCAAATGTAATTGTGTCGGGCGTATCGCCAGGCATAGTGTTTGTAACTTCTGCTAATGAGATACAATACCACATTGTTTGCAAATCTGTTGATATCTTTGCATCAATAATACTACCACCAACGAATGCAGTACCATATACTACTGGAAGTTTGTTGTTAGTTGCAGGTGGTAACTGAACACGACCACCGGAAATAGCATCTTCTTGCTGAGTTGTGCCGCTTGATCCTCTTGGTGCGATAAGTCTTGATACGCCGAATGCAAGACCACCTGCGATAAGACTGGTTGCGATAGTGGCAACGACACCCGTAATACCAATTGCACCTACGATTGCTGCTGCGATTGCTGTGAAAATTGCCATGTTATACTCCTGCTACCCAAACTTCTTCAGTCTTTTTGAATCCAAACTTCTCAAACTTAAGATCAGGAGAGTTCGTCATTTTAACCATGCTGTATGCAGTAATTCTGCCGCTATCTACCATCTCATCACACTCTTTTACATACTGTGCAAGTAATCTATAACCAGCAGTTGAACCACGATATTCTTCATCAACCCAGTATACAATCTCACGCAGAATGCGAGTGTCAGGGTCCCATACAATAGAGTCAATCATACCAATAAGCATACCTGCTAATTTGCCATCTTTTTCAGCAACTAATGCTAGTCCGCGCCCTGCCATGATGTGTGCATACACAGTAGCAACATGCGTTTCGTTATGAAAGCCATTACTAATCTCAGTTGGTCCCTGCATCTTGAAACGATGTAACATTTCTAAGATTTCTGGGAAATCAAACTTGTTTGCGTGTCTTACTTTCATTAGTTCATATTCACATTGAAGCCACCAAAGTCTCGGCCCCCACCGAAACCTCCGCCGCCACCAAAGCCAGTGCCTGCGGATGATGTAGTTGATTTCTTCTTTGGATCCATGCCAAAGTCAAATGTTTGGTCTGCGATACTATAGACATTGTTCATTGAACTGTCTGTTGAGTTAAACACTTGCCAACTGCTTTTGTTCGTCTTACGACCTGCAATACGATTCTCAAGAACAGTCTTATAACTACTTGCGTTAACGGTAACAGTAAAGTTATCAGTGCTTCCACCGAAGTTAGTTTCCATATCTTCACCGATACCATAACTTGTAACGATGCCAGTGAATCTTGGATATGTGTTAGTTAAGATGTAATTGTTGTTGTAGAAGCCGCGTAAGATTTCAAGTTTACTACCCTTAATTTTGGTACCTAATACAATTGCAATATTGTTACCACTAATACCTGACAATGCAATGCTTGTATCAGCAGATGTAACACGCAAGTCACGAGGTTGCGTACCTGCTGCTAACAACCCACCAAGTGGTAGATACACTGTGCCATCAATTGTTTCTGATTTGTAGGCACTACTAAAGGTGTGAATAGTAACATTTGCACTGTTCCCATATTCGTTATAAATTGTTAATTTCACAAACTCTGCCGTATTGATAAACGGCGGACTATTTGCTACTTCTGGTATATTATCCATTCATTTGTTCCTTATGCTGTCGCAACCCATTCATACAAGTTGAATGCGTCACTAAACTCTAATAATGCGTTATTGATTGTTGTTCCATTGCTTTTTAATGCGCCACCAGGTACTAACTTGTAAGTAGGCATGTTAGGGCAGAACACATAGAATTGACAAGCGTTACCTACAGTAATGTTTTGTGCTGCTACGGGCCCGGTAAGAATGTTTGGTCTGTTAGTAGTTACTGTAACAGTTGCATCATTTCCTCTTGTTACTTGCGTTGTGCTTGTAAACGGAAATGTGTAAGTACCAATCTGTATCAAATCATTTGGCTCAAACAATACACGAGTACTAGCAACTGCAGGTAAATTAGTTAATACAAGTTGATCACCAACAAAACTTTGTACAGTAACAGTATTTAATTGTGCTGTACTTAATGAACCTTGATACTTAAAAATCCATGACAAGCAAGCATTGTTGCCAAATGTAATAACTTGTGGAGTATAACGGTCTAATGTATCAAGTTGTTCCATCAATGCTCTTGCTTCGTTATAACGAAGACTTGAGGGCATATCTAATACAAAACGCCAAGGATTAAATGTTGGCGTAGCACTTGTACGAGGTGATTCATTGCGAGTGTACTGAATGCCAACCATTTGACGACGGTCAATCGTCAAGCCATTGCATTTGTCAATTATTGTTTGTAATCCTGACATAGTTTGTTCCTATTAAGTTCCGTATGGCATTTCTTTACGAGCCATCAATGATGCTCCGAGTAAAGATTTGCGATTCTCAACAAACATCTGTGCTACTGAACGACTGTCAATTGCGCTGATATTGTTGGTGATGTATGTGTTGTTGACAACTGGTTGTATTGATTGACCGCCGCCTGTATTCTTATTCAATGATGCATTAGTCATGATAGAACCAGCACTGTTAGGTACAAATAATTCTGGACCTTGTTCCCCTACAAGATATGGCTTGTTAGCCATTGTAGGACCACCTGCAGCAAGACCACCAAATATTGATTTACTAATAATACTGAAAATGCCAACAGCGGCTTTCTTTAATGCTATCTTAGCCAAATCAGCAATGATACTACGAGCAAACTCACTAAACTTAAACTTACCAGTATCAACAAAAGTATCTATGGCATCACTCATGCGATTCCACAATGCCATTGATTGCATTTGTGCTACATTATACTCACTAAATTGTTCTTCTAATGAATCTCTTACTGCTTTAGCACCAGCAGCAGCCGAACCTTGCTTTTGCTTTTCAAAGTTAATTTCAGCGCCAATGTTTTTCATTGCCTGTTCATGACGCTTTTGTTCAACACTCATTTGAGTATTGATACTATCAATCTGAACAGTGTCCTGGCGCTTTTTAGCATCAGCCAATTCTGTTTCAAGACGACCCATCGTACCCTTGTGCCTTGTTTCTGCTTCAATTATCTTGGTCTTATCACCGAGTTCTCTCTCGCCGATTTCACCCTTAATAAGTTTTTCTCTTTCAGCAGCAACTAATCTATCTCTTTCTGATTCAGTCATTAGGTCAATAAGTTGCTTTTGATATTCCAAAGCATTCTTTTGCAGACCAAGTTGAACTGTTCTTTCATATTCAAGTTGGTTAAGTTCTTTGGTTTTATCTACCTGTGCTTGCTTTTCAGTAACTTGCTTTTGTAATTCTTCAATTACGCCAGTGTTTGCTTTCTTGCCTTTTTCACGCTCCTCAGCAATCTTAGTTTCTAATGCTCTGATTTCTTGAGCAGCCTTGCTTTGTACTTGAGCATTGGAACGAATGAGATTTGCTCTATCGCTATCTAATCCAATAACATCAATGCCAATCTGTCTTAGTTGATTGGCTTCTTTGTTTTGATTAATAAGTTCTACTGTAGTCTGGCGGGCACTATCTAATGCTTCTTTTCTTTGTTCTGCTTCACGCTGGGCATCGGATTTACCGCCGCCTCCACCACCTTTCTTTGGTCCCGCAGCACCAAAGCCACCACCAGTGGGACCCAAATTACCTTTAGGAATACTTGGAACAGGAGGAGCATTCATTGCTGCTTGTTGTTTTTTATATGCTGCCTTTTCTGCTGGCGTCATATCTCTTTCATATGTATAGAAGCGATTAGACGCAGGTGTTGAACCAGTTAGTTCGCTTACGCCAAATATATCTGTTCTTACTTTACCGCGAGAAGCAGCCTCTTGGTCAAGTGATGCAGCCTGTTTTCTTGCATTATTAATGTATATTGCAAGACGACCGAATGCAGCAATAAGTTTATTTTCAACACTGGCTACAAGACTATCAATTGCAGATTGATATGCTGCAAGTTGAGCAATTTCTTCATTTTTGAATGGATCATTAACTGCATTAAGTTTTTCTAAGTCAAGTCTATTGATTGATTTACCCATAAGGTCAATACTTGCCGCATATTCCTTAGCAGTAATTTCACCATCTTGATATCGTTTAATGATATCACCTAAGATATCTCCGCTTTCTCGTACTTCTCCATTAGAATCAGTGACATATACACCAAGGTCTTTGAAGGCTTGCTGCATCTTTTGATTGCCTGCAGCGGCTTCTTGTGTACTTTGATTTAGTTTAGCAAGAATCTTTTCAAAGCCGTCAACATCTCCACCAGCAGCAATGACGCTTTGCTTAAATGATAATACTTCTGAAGCAGTGAATCCAGTTGCATCGGCAAGGTCTTGTAATTGATCGGCAACAGTGATTGCCTTCATGCCAAGTCCAATGACAGCAGCGCCTACAGCAGCAAATGCAAGAGAAGCAGCGCCTCCCATTCTTCCTAAGGAACCTATCATTCCATCAGCAAAGTTATTTCCTGTTGATGCGACACTACTAAAGGTATCCCCCAATCCCTTTAAAGCGCCCTGCAATTTACCTACAGAACCAGAACCATTGAGTTTGTTTACGCTTTTGTCAACATTATCAACGCTTGTCTTGAACTTGTCAACTGCTGCTTGTCCCTGAACCTGTATTTTGATTAGGAAATCACTGATCATAGCCATATTACTTTACCTTTGACTGAATGTAGTTTTCTAAGTATTGAACTGTAGGCTCAATCAAACCAATCTGATTTTGTGGACTATGTCCTTCGTCTAATCGTTTTGCATATGGATAGTCAGCAACGATTTCTCCATTGCGATCATATGTTTTACTACGAGCATTACCTGTATCAACTGGCGTAATGGAACGCATATAGTCTGCGCCAACTCGGGCAAGTTGTGCTTCATTTAATACAGTATTTTGTAATCTGTTAAGTTCAATAACGATCTTATTCATTCTTTTCCTTGCCCTTATTGAAGATATCTAATAGTTCTTCGTTTGTCAAGTCTGGCACAACTGGTTTGCCACTTGACTTTTTAATTTGATAATCTTCCCAAGCACTCATAACATCAGCAATCATTAAATCGTAAGTTGTTGCTTCTTTAACAACTTGACTGGGCAACATACTAAATGT